CCATATTGTGGAACCGTTATGCCGCCAGAACTGGGCGCTATTGAATTAGAGCCTGTCGGGTCATCCATGGGCCACACATAGGATGCGGTGAGGTTTAACTGCGTTATAAAAGCATCACACTCATAGGTCTTGCAAAGTACCGGAGGGACTTCAGGGCCTTCTGGATCTGGTGGCGGCCACGGGAACTCCACTCCACGACAATCACAGGCACTACCTTCAATCTCTTGTTCAATGAAGCAAATCTTATCCAGCGCGTACTCGAACTGCTCGGAGTTGAACTCGTCGAATGCGACGAACAGTACCTCGTTCGTGATAGGGGTCTTGCGCTCAATGGACAGAATCAGACTGGCATCGAGGGGTTCGGTCAGTATCACCTTGCCGTTCTTGAAGATGGGATTACGGTATGGGTCAAACTTCAGCGTGTAATCCGTATCCTCAACCAGCTTTACGCGAGTGCCGCCGCACTCCGCTGTGGTCGTGTAAACTTCCAGTGCGACATTGCCAATAGACTCGATAGTGAAGACATAGGTGACGTCATCATCAGCGAGGTATTGTTCAATATAGTAGGCCGAGTCAATCGTCATCAGGTTTCCTCCGGGCAGTCGCGGCAGTCATCTGCTGAGGTATCAATCTCAAGCAGGATGGCCGTCAGTTTATCCAGCGCACCGTTCAGCATGGCCGCTGTGAACTGTGTGTAGCGTGTAAACGAGATCAGTTGATCCATGTCTATCGTAACCACCGCATTACACTTCCTGTAGGCTATCTCTTGAGCGATCATTGTGGCCTTGTCCAATGCAAACTCTATCGACGGGCTGGGGAAACTCGCACTGCTGTGGGATTGGTTGGAAAACCCACCCGCTAATTGATAATCAGTAACCTGCACAATGGGCGTGTTGCGTTCAATGGAAATGCTTGCAGTTTGTACGGGGACTTCAGCCGTAAAGATTATTGTCCCTCCATTAAACAACGGGCGGTTACTTGGCAAAGACAAGCCATAATTCTGTACCGGCATTAAATATCGAATACCACCATCAGTAATAATCCACACCTCAATGGACGACGCTCCGCTATTTTCCAGTAAGAACGCAATCTCCTCCTGCCCGGTGTAGGCCACAACGACAGGTACGTAGAATGTCGATTCAATGGTCATAACGCATTTCCTTGGATCTTGCCGTAGATGCCCAGTATCTCCACACGTAAAGGTATCTGTTCGCGGATGTGAACAATCTGGTGCTTATCCCACCCCATGTTCATGATCTCGTTATCGAAAACATTATCTGTCTTCTGCGTCACATTCAATGGTGTAGCCGGGTCACGATCTGCGAACCGCTGCCAATCATCACCGCTACCAGTCACTACAATACGTGGACGTATAGAGCCACGCGTCTTGACAGTAAGCTGGGAGAACCGCTTCATGGCCGAGGGGTCAGTACCCAGCACTGGCAGGGACATGAACCGTGATTCCATGGGCAAACCGACAATAGCCGCGACAACATTAATAGCCTGACCAAGGTCATCAAGTAACGTGACAACCCCGCTGGTGACTATAAACGCGCCGAGGTATTCGCCGTCACCAATAACCAGAACTCGTTTGCCTTCTATATGCTCCAGCCGGGGGAGGACATTAGTTGCCACATCAAAATTGTACCGCTTGTTGGACTGTACGTACGCCCACACTTTATTCACTGCCCAGTCTGTGATCGCTTCAAGATAGAGCGCCCGAGTCCCCGCGATAACACGCCAGACAGTACAAAATAAAACGTCCTCCCCCTCCTCTGTAGTGACCACGCAGATGTCCTTTATGGGTGCCCCGTTGTACTTTATGCGGGACCAGCCCATGACATTGGCATAGCTGTCTTGGTGAAGTATCGCCAACGTCCCGTTATTGAGCAGGACAACACACATCTGGTGGGGGTTACGCATGCGCACCATGCGGCGGATACCAGAGGCGCACAGTTCAGGATGAAACAGAGTTAAGTCGGGGGCCACCCAACCCTGATCGTCCTCCTGATAATTCATCGCCCGAACGCGGGTGCCTGCGTCGGCTGGGAACAATACGGTTTCACCAAAGCCTACCGGCTGAACCGCCACACTGCCATGCGTGTGCTGCATGGACACGCCAATATCAGCAGGCTGGAATATGCCATCGGCACTGGCTGTGTACTCCATCTCAAGAGCGCCGATCAATAACTGCTTCTGCCCGTACAGCCATTGGATGGGGCTGCGATAGATGGTGGTGAACTCGATAGAGTCAGAGGGAATAACGCCGGGGTCGGCATCGGGGTCGGTAAAGGTTTCCCACAGCCCCACCTCAGTACCCCACACAGTCTCTGTAGAGACAGAGGTGGCCTGTCCGGGGATGGGCTTACCCTGCGACCCACCGAGGATTAAACGCCCGTTAAACGACGCACAGGCGAGGGGATAGCCATTGGTCCAGTTAATGGGCGTCTGACTACCAAAATCCATCTCGATAAAGGCATACCCTACGGGCACTGGGGTCACTCCATCAGCGGGGTCCAGCTTATCTACGTCAGTGTTGAAATATAATTGCATCGGCGGGTGGTTGGGGTGCGTGATCACCAGTTGTTTAGATGGTGCGATAAAGGCGGGGACGGTGCCTGCCGAACCCGCATAGGGACTCTGCACATACTGTAATTCCCTGATCTCATCGAATGTGTATGGGACGGTACCCCACACTGCCGTGCCATTTATGTCCACCTCATTGTCGGAGAACATACTCAGCCGGTACAAAGCGAATAGCGGTGAACTGTGCTCACCATCGTCCGGGGCTACCGCATTGACTTCGATGGTGGCGTATAGGGTGCCGGTCCACGCGCCGGTTGGCAGGGATTCGTTAAAGACCCGCGTAGCACGTTTTCCTATCTCTCCGGTAAACTCGTAGTTCATAACGTCGCTGGCGCCCTCAGTCGAGCCGACGCGTATAAACGCTGTGTAATCACCCCCGTCTTGTAACATGTCGTTATCGACATATTCAAAGTCAAAGCTGATGGTGACAATATCTGTAGCAAAGGTGATTTCAGCTTCGTTGGTAACGGTAACCGTATGTGGATCAATCGCCTTCCACCACCGGGCCTGCAGCATAATCTTACCGCCGTCCTCTTCACGCCACTCAGCGCCCGCAGGTCTTTCCCCTCCCGCTGGATACCACTCAGGGTCCATCACCCAAGGGTCAGGGCCACCGATAATATCGTGGTTGGGCACAATCTGTTCACGGATGGGGACTATGCCTCCCACTGGAGGGCCAGTATCCGCACCATCATCAATAAGCTCTCTCAGTATATTGGGGAACAGCTTGAGTCCTGAACTGGTAATCTCAACAAGCCCGCGCTCATTGGCCGGGGTAAGGTAGGGGATAATGCGCATATTAGGCGTGGCAAAATCGAGGTCATGCACAAACCGGGTGCCGGGGGAGCGTTCAACAGTACCCTGTAGGGTGGGCTGGAAATTCTCCATCTGCAGTGCGGATTTGGCAAACATCTCCGTATCAGCACGCATATACATGCGGGAGGAAACTTCTCCCCCTGAAAAGTCAACCTGTATGTTTTCCCACGCGGCCATAACTATTCCTCAATTAACTTATAACAGGGTCGTACAGCTACCCCAGGACTGACTACCAACCCCTCCTCACAAATAGGGTGTATGAGCAGGTTCTCATCGTGATCCTGCTCGTCACCATCCCGATGCGGGAACTCTCCCTTGAAAGTAAACCCGTTGGGGCAATACATCTTATGATAGAGACACAGCGTATCACCCAGTGTACCTATGATGGGTATCACAGCACCATTACCGAGTGTCACGAAAGCCCGACCATGAGCCAGACTACTCGCCATCAATAACCCTGCTATCAAATATCTCATATCCTTCTTCTCCGTAGTAACCTAGCCGCTGCCCCGCAGGGGCTAGCCGCTGCCCCGCAGGGGCTAGCCGCTGCTAGTTATTTCGTGCCACGCCATTGCGCTTTTCGTACGATCTCATTCCGCCCAGACCGAGCATACCTAATAGGACGGGCATCATCATCTCCAGTTCCAGCAGTTCAAGATGGACTTGGGAATAAGCTGCCACTGGCGGCCCTACAAGGGGCACCACAATGAAGTTGAATGCCATGCCTGCTACGCACACCCAACCCACTGCGGGTCGCCAACCACTCACGAACAAACTCTTATGTGCCGCTTCGACCTTGTTGACCTCTAACTGGGCCATAATCTGGTCATGTGCCTGCTTGTCTGCGAGGGTGGCGATTTCGTGGGCCAGTGCTGCAGCCTTATCCTTGTCGGGGATAAACTTTGAGATCAACCCAGTGATGGGGCCGACTAGGGTGCTGACCAGTGACTCAATCATTTACGCATCTCCATCAGCAGTTCTTCACGTTTACGTAAGTACCTGTCTCTCCTTGCCTCTATCTCAGCTATCCTTGCCTTTGTGTCTGGCAAAATTTGTTGTAATTCTGGCATGCGCTTTATTCGTTGCGCAGCCCTTTCCAGTTCGCTAATCTCAAATTCGATTCTCTCAATACGTTCCCTGTCTATCGAAGTCTTCAGTTGACTGACATCACTGGCTGAAGCATGGCGCGAATCCAGCCACGCTATACCACCGCCGATAAGACTAGCCGTAATGGCGATTATCGTTAGTCTTGCCACTAACTGACTCTCTAGTATGTCCACGTTCTTGATCCATTTGTGGCCCCCGCAGGCGGTTAACATCCGCACGGCGTTTACTGAGTGCCGCCTTAATTGCTGCCCTTCGTCTTTCACATCCTCTACAAGCCACTTACCACCTCGCAAACACACTACTTCGAGTATCAATATGTGTAAACGTATCGTACTTACCCAATCCACCTACTTCCATTTGCTCTGCAAGTTCATAAACCAACGGAGGATTAATTCCATCGACTCGAATATCAGCAGCTCTACCAACAAGGTGCTGGCTATTAACAGACCCGTTAACGCCACGACTGGAATTGTAGACAGGACAACGGCACCCACTGTTAACGATGAGAGGTTTTTCAAAATGTTCACGGATATACTCCAGAGTTTTAATTAACTCATAGTCAACAGTGTCAAACCCGCATCCGCACTTACAGGCAAATTCTTCACGTTCGAAATACTGGCTATCCCACTCGCTCATACAATTTCCCGGTTAAATATAACTGTCATCCAGTGCCAGTCCTCGACTTCCATGCCCCTGACCTGAAACTCAGCATCTGAGCCTGATACGTTCACTCTGGTATCCAGTACAGGGTTAGTTGCGGATTCATGTATCACGGACACATCACTGGATACAGCCCCCGCGTCATTTACCATGGTTGCAAAGTATTCAGCGTGATAGAAACCAAAGCCATCTGTACGCTTTGCAGTGACAATAGACCTTGCTCGAAACCCAGTATCTACAGGCAGGGTGATGATTCCCATCGTTGTCCACGTATTGTCAGTGGTCATCACCTCTTCAAAATTTATCCTTTCAGTGTTGATCTGAACCCACGAAACCTCACTTCTGCTTAATTGTGTCTGACCTCCTGCTGCGCTTTCAGCGGGAGTAATAACGTCCCAGTCTGGTGACAGTTCAACCTGAACAATATAAACATCAGTGCCATAAGCAGAATCATTTATTGTTATTGTGTCGTAATCAGCATCAACACCTATAATCCCATTTATGGTGCCTGCCAATGGGGATGTCAGCCAGTAATCCGTATCCTGCATGTACTCTGTTAATTGAGGGACATTGGTCAAAAATGTCACCGTCTGCACCCCAGCAGCGCCATTTACAGCAGGAGTGACAGTGATATTAGCGTAGGTTGTCTGATCACTATTGCTTTGCACCGTCCACGTTACACCACCTGTCTGTATCTGGTCACCAAGGGCCAGATTCTGTATCAGAGCTGTCCTGTCACCCGCCGCATCATCGGTGTAGCTGATGCTCATCAGATCAGACTGACCACGTGAATGCTGAATCTGGCCAGCAGTAGGAATAACAGGATTCTGTGGTGTCAGGTAGTTATAGGTCGCTTGTATAGGTGTGGGGGCTGGGTCTGGCTCAATCGTGGCAACAGACAGATCAAATGTAGTGCCGGGAGGAATGATAATAGGACTTACAGAAAACTCTATCCACCCCGTTGTTGGGGCTGTAAAACTAACCAATGGAGTAACGATTGGTATTCCCAATGGATCTACTACAAGGAAGGCATCATATTGCTGATCCACAAATGTATAGAGCCTATAACGCTCAATCTGAAATCCAATAGTTGTGTTGGTGTAGCGTTGTCCAGATATGATCTGGTTGGCATTATCATCAGTTGTTGGGGCAGCACCCTCGTAAGTCCAGAACGGACTACCTACCTGTTGTGGTGATGGATAGTCAGATGTCACCTTGTTGGCGATCATCGTCCAGCCATTCTCACGGACTTGGTCAAACTGCTGGTACGTGCCGGGAACCCACTGCCCACCATTCACCCATTTTACAGTCTGGTGGGGGTTGTAGGCATTCTCATGGTCAAGCAGATTTTGTTCTTGGTCGGACGAATCACCGCCTACACGAACAAGCTCACCATACAGCGTGTGCCATATTTCGCGTATGTTGCGCGGACCTTGCAGTGAGGGATGATATGCCATTATTTCTCATGGACTTGCACCCATGCTCCTCCCTCTATAACGTACGCATCAACTTCCTGAAAGGTGCCACTAACCAGCACGTTCGGGGTGTGCTTCACAAATGTGCCTGTGTTGTTTATATACATCTCCTCTGTCTTAACCGAAGGCGCATTGGATTCCAGTGTAGCTGTATCTTCTACAGGAGCCCCGTCATCAGGATCAACCGAGAAGCGCAGGACATAAGAGTCCACATCGTCGGGTGTAAACGTAGGATCTTCAGCATTTGCATTCGGTAAAAAAGTGCCCGTACCGCCTGAGTCAATGGACCACGTTAAAACAGGACTTGCATCTGACCCCGGCGTAACAGTCGCCGCTAACTGTATTGCTGTATCTACATCCCCAGAATAAGGGCCTCCAGCTTCTACCGTTGGCGGAGTTACACCGCTGGCTATCGTTATAGTAAAGGTATTAGTGACATCAGTAGCCATTAGGTTTCTGTCCCCAATATGACGATACCAGCGAACGTACCTGCCTCAGTCGGCGTGCCTTCTGGATTGCCTGTCGTATTGTTTATAGACATTCCTAAAGGAAGGGGGGCGCTGCCTGAGTCTAGAGTGTATGTACCAGCAGCACTGAAGCGGGTAGAGACATCACCATCACCACCGTCTTGGAATGTGTAGGCTACGTCCTGTGTGCCTGTCTGAGCGATAATGTCTTCGCCATCGAATTCGTAGACTGCTGAGGGTATTGCATAGACACCAATCTCGTCAGGATCATTACGAGTTGCACCTGCTATATCAACAGCGACAACTGGAGGTGAAGTACCTGCACCATCCAGCGCGCCTGCTGCTACAGGGTTGTAGTCACCAGAAGATGGGTCTACAAAATCAACACCGGGGGTTAACGATACGTTATCTACAGCGGCCGTGCTGTTACCTATACCACTTGCAGTAGCATCCGTAGATGCATTGTTGGTGAACTCACCTACGCCGGGTGAGGCGTCTTGTCCGTAATCAACCCCCGCACCGATATTGCTAACAACGTTATTAATACACTGAACTGTATTAGCATTTACCTCCAATCCTCTGCCTGAAGTACTAACATTCAGGGTGTTGTTATAAAAGACACTGCCAGCAGCAACATTCTTATAAATCTGCGCATCGCCGGTCATTGAGCCTTTCTGAGTAAGCCAGCAATTAATTACCCTGACTTTCCTGTTGCTCTCTGTATTACTAATCGGGTTGTTGTTAAAGCTAGTTATAATACAGCCGTATACGTCTATAAATGCGGCACCAGCAAGTATATCAAGGCCAATACCACTTGCAGCTATGGCCTCTATGTTTTCATAGGTAGCAGCAGCTTCATTTAATCTTAATGGCGCACCTGTATTAGTAATAGCAAAGCCAGAACCCCCGTCATTAATGCTAACGCCGTTATTCTCACTGCCAGCCGCCGCTCGTACTATTGGCCTGAAGGCTTCGCTTGTTGTCCAGCCATTGATATATAACTGTTCCTCTAATGGCGTATTTGGGTCACCATTAGTATCGTTCTCATAATCACCTGCGTAACACTCCACAACACTTGTTGAAGGTTCACCCGTGGGGTTTGCTGCGGTTGTTAAATCAGTCTGTTGTGCATTCTCCCATGCCGCAAGGCCAGTATATTGAGCACCCGTATTGGCAGGCGTACCTAGATTGCCTTCGGGCGATACTGTTGAGAAGATTTCAGCCATTAGTCGAGCAACCCATCACGGAGTATGGGATTAAGTTGTGCTGCAGTGCCTGATTGACTACCACCAGCATTGCGGATGTTGGTCATGCCTGCGGAAGTGATGTACCAGATTTTCCGCTTGAGTAGGTCAGCCAATCCCTTCTCTATGATCGTGGCCTCAAACTCGACAGCTTGGCCTACAGTGAAAAAGCCCGTACATTGGAATACATCGTTCGGGGCAGCATCGGTAAAGATGGAGTCAATCACCAGATTGCAAGTCGGGTAGAGCAGGTTCCATTCATCGCGTATGGCTTCCGTATTGGACACAGTCCATTCGCCCATGTCACCACTCTGGTTAACCCGGTTGTTACGGACGTTAATCGTGCGGTCATCATCTCCCGGCCCACCTGAAATCACAGACATATCTATCAATCTGTTCCACTGCTGAAGGTAAGCATTCATCTCCGCTGGGGTCTTGTCAGTGACGGTAAAGCGCAGGAACTTGTTTAAATCCAGTTCACCACTGCCCCACGTATGGGTAGATTCCTGTATGGTGCAGATTTCACCTTCGAGCCAACGTCCTGCTGACGGGGGTACAGGTCTATCAGACTCAGTGATTAGTAGTGTTGCTGGCATTCTTCCTCTCCTCGTAAGCCTTCTCGCTTATGTACACAATGAAACCTCTCAGATTTACATCGTTTAACTCATGCTCTACCGCCAGCCTGTTTAACCCAAGGGCAACGATAGCCTCTTTGTAAGTTAGCCCCTGCCGAACCTTCTCGGCAAGAGCCATGACTTGCTTACTGCTCAGCCCAACCAGACCATCGGGTTTATCAACAAGACACAACCGAGAAACGCGACTGTAGCTAAGATGGCCCATAGCACCAACTCAACCGTTGGTGATTCGATCACAGCAATCACAGACGCATTTATCAAAATCACTGTCAGAGATAGACCCCAGACACAGCTTTGTGAACTCCACGCCAAGCTTATCCATAGTGACACCGATCAGCGTATACATCGCGTTGTTGTATGCAAGACTCTGCTTAATCAACAGGCCGGGATCAACACCCTCAAGCTGCTCTGGAAGCTCAACCTTCCATGTCAGACTTGATGTCGGCCAATCAGTGGAACTAGCCTTTACCTTTGAAATACTCATTTACTTCTCCTACCCGTACAGGGTTATGCCCCCGAAGGGGCGATTAGTTTAAGTACCGCCACCAGTTGGGCCACCAGTTGTTACCGGGGGAATTGTCTGCACTAGCTTCACCAGACCTGCTAATGCGGCCAAATCTGCGCCACCCTCCGCCGCCGATGTGTGCATAATGGACTCTGCCACCTTTCCAACAATCGACTGATTGAGGGAAGTCCAGCCAGCCGAAGCTTCAACAGCCTGCTTCATTGCCAACCCGGTGTAAAAGGCGGGTACATCACCGATTACCTTGACGTTGCTAAATGCGACACTCTCCGCCGCTTCTTTTACGATTTCTGACGAATCATCCGCCATAATTATTTACCTCATTACATCTGACCACCCGCATGCCCTCGCGTTTTGAGGTCACCCGATGCCCTACGGGGGGCATCACAGCAAGCTGCCGAAGGGGTGACCATCCTTTACTGCCACAGGGACAGCAAAATTCTTACGTCGTCACGCAGAACAAAAACCCCTCGGGGTATCCTGTCGGTGACGGCAAACTTACTCCTGATTCGTAACCCAGACCCCACTCTGTATCATAATCCGTAGCGGACGCCTTTTTCAGCACCAGCTTGTCTGCTCCGTCCGGGGGTAGCTTTTCGTTGGGATTATCAATCGTAAAGGCACTGATGGTAGTGGCATCGTCGATACCGCCCACACCGGATATGACCTGAATGGGTATAGTCCACCAGCCGGTGTTATCCACAGGCGGGCCAGTTATAATGTAGTAGATCCCTTCGTGGTCCCCGGCCTGCTCCCACAGACCCACAAACTCATCCGTATACATGTTGGCCCATACGAAGTCCACATCATTGCCCGTCTTACTGGTGGCGCTCACATAGAGTTCTGTTGCCAGTGTCTGATCGGCGTTGTTTACACGCAAGAGGCCACTACCGGGGTCCGCCTCTGTCGTGGTCGTGGAGAAGGTATACGACATCGTCAGGCCGCCAACAGGCGACACTGGCGGCACCACAAACTGCCCATCGTCCTGCAGGAACTTGCCGCCCTCTGTTGAGGGGTCGGGCACAAGACCTGTAGTGCCCGCACCAATGAACAGGTCACCGGGTTGTGTGGCAGTATCTGCCAATGCGCCCTGTGTGGTCGTCGCGTAGAACGCGGAATAGTCCCCGCCATCAGCTACCACAGCACCTGTGCGACCGAATACTGAATCGACCACAGCACCGCTGGTCTGACCGTAGTTAACAAAGTAGTCGGAGTCAGACCACACCACAAGGTCACCAGCAACTACCGCTGTGGCTTGCGTAGCGCCTATAGGTTCGACATCCCCCGCGTCCAGCATAACCCACGCATCGTTGGTGGGAATCGCTGCAGCGGTCAGGGCGTCCAGCTCAGCGACACTCGCGTCACCTATCAGGTTGTATCCAGTGCCCGCATCACCTTGTGCGCCTGTATCACCCCGTGGAATGGTAAAGTCAAAGATGGCCGCAGCAGTAGTCCCTGAGTTGACCACCGTGGCATTACTGCCTGCAACCCCGGTAACAGTCGAGCCCGCGTCTGCAGTAGCGGCAGCGCCGTCGTTACCATCATTACCGGGCAGACCAATATCGCCCTTGTCGCCCTTGTCGCCCTGAATACCCTGATCACCTTGCGGCCCGGTATTACCAACGTCGCCCTTATCGCCTTGGACACCTTGTGCGCCCGTGGCGCCGGTATCACCTTTAAACACTGTGGCATCGAATTGCGCGTTCTCGCCGCCGGGGTTTAAACCCACCACTTTGGATGCTGTGATAGTAACCTCGGGTGGAAACTCCGAAAATTTAACTTCAGCCATTAGGGTGACTCCTCGCCAACAATAAGATCTAAGAGTGTTTCAGTAATTGTCCGCTCGCCCGTACCCTCCGTTATAATGAAGAACGAGGCCCCGGAGATAAACAGGAAGGCAGACTGGGAAAATACGGTATTGAAATCGTTGGTCACCGCACAGCGAAAGCGGCGATTGTTATCCGCCAAGACCGTGGGGTCAATAGTCAGGGTGTCGGTGACAGAACCTGACAGGGTGCCCGCATCGGTGGTATTACTCCAACTGCCGTTATATTCCTGCCACTGATACGTCAAGGCAGACAGATCACCCGAAGTAGCGACCACAAGGAAGGTGGCCGTCTCACCTTCAAGGTCCGACCAGTTAACGGGTTGTTGGGTAATACGAACGCCATCGGGGGATATCGTGCCACCGGACTCCCAGAACTGCAGTTCCCGGTCATTCATGTTGCCAGTATAGCCAAGGCTACCGAGGAAGGCATACCACGAATCGTTACGCTGCCCGTAAGTAAAACCGTTGGCGGCCAGCATCTCGGCCCACGCATCGGGGACCGCACCAGAAGAGGCTCCATTAGCTTGGAGCCACTGGATAATCATATCGCTGGTGGCACCTGTAAATCCCTGCCCGCGCAGTGACCCGAACCGTTCATCCGACAGCGTAGGCATTGCTTCTCACCCCTGTTACGTCCCTGCAGTAAATACCGGGGCGCTGATGTCCACGTCCTGCGCCAGCTGAGCAATCGCTTCGATATGTAATATATACTGATCAAATTGATTCTGACTATAGCGCACCGTGGCACCGGCCAGCGTTGCTTGCAGTGTCGCCACAAGATTATCCATCAGCGACTTGTTGTCTTCCACGCCAGTGGAGGTATAGGCAATAGCCTCGGAAGCATCGACATCATCCCCCGCGCCATCAACAGTGACCACTGTTAGACCGAGAACCGTACCCGACAAAAAGCTGTCAAGCCCGTCCATATTCACCTCCGACATTGAGGAGCGCACCGGATTGCCGTCTGCCTGTTTTAACACATGTGAAATAGCCATATTGATTTCCTATCCGTTCTTATAAAGCCATTCCTGAACTGCCCGGATGAGCACCTCAATGGCGTTATCAATGATGTTGCGCTGCTGCAGGTCAGTGACACTATCACCCATGGCCACTACCAGATCATTATCGCCTACTGTTGAGGCCGCCAGACTGGAGGTCGTACGACGATTTTCCTCAGTCTTAATGTCAATGTCAGCGGCGGTCACTATCTCCGCGCCTTTGAAATCAGGTAAGCCATAGTCAATTAAGTGCCTATCGCGGATACCCGCCAAAAGCCAACGCAACCCGGTAGTGATCTCCGTACCTCGGCGCGTAGGCACAGTCGTGCCAAACCCCACCCAAATCTGATTGGCGGTCGGGTCAACCAACGGCGTGGAAATAACCACATCCTTTTTGATCGCGTTTAAATCCGGGGTAAATTCAATCGTAAATTGTTGTGCGGCCATGAGAAAATCCTCAGTGTTTAAAGTAGTCTATCCTGCCAGAGCCTCGTCATCGGCCTTGTCCTGTGCCGCATTCTGTTTACGAGTGATAGCTCCACGTTGCTGGGGAGAGAGTTCCTCGAACACGCCATCCAGATCATCTGACGTATCGGGTGGGTTGCGCATTTCCTCGATCAATTCACGCTTGATCTGCGCCTTGAGCGATACAATATTGATGTTCTCTGGTGCCTGGGAGCGCAGCTTGTTAACCTCGTCCTTATCCATGGATTCAAGGTACTTCTGCACCACTTCAGTAGCACAGTGACACCATTGGGCTATCTGCTCAATAGACTCACCAGCGGCCAAGCCCTGCGTCAGTGTGTTTCGATCAGTGAAATTCAGTCCACGTTTGATATGACTACCCTCCTGCCGCATACGGCTTTAAATTGATGGGGGGACTCTCACCCCCCTGTCGTATCAAATGGTCTCGCTCAACCAGACCTTAACCAATTGCTCGTCTTCGACCCGAATCGCCCCGTAGGACGATGCAGTGTAGATGCGCCAAGCAAAACTGATACCGGGGTCTTCATCCACTCGAGACCAGATATCCTTGTTGACCTGGAGACCGAGTGCCTTGCGAGTCATCGCAAAGCAATCCACCTCTCCGGCACCAGGGGCCAACAGACGGGTGGATACCACCCATGTGTAGCCCATCCAGGATTCAACATAGCCCTTGCTGGTCAGGGGCCGCACGGCGTTGTAGTCGCCGCTGGTTGCCTCTGTCAGTTGCAGGAGTTTCCGACATTGAGCCGGTGAGATCACAAAGACCTTCTCCTCGTCCGGGTCGATATCATTTTCCATGAACTTCTCGGACACGGCAGTGACAAGATCATAGGTAATGGCAACGCTGCCATCGCCAACGACCTGACCGGAATCGAAACTCACGGTATTACCATCGCCATCACGGGAATCACCGACTGCCGCTTTGATGATCTCGTCATCATAAGCACGCTTCATCGCCATACCCTGGGCACGAGCGTAGCTGCTGTTGGGGTCGATGATCATCTGCACGATGTCTTCCTGCTCGGTGACATCGCCGGTATCATACGTGACCGGGATAGACTTACGTCTTGACCACGCAGTTTCGTTATCAGGCGTGACCTGCTTGCGGGTGGTCTTCTGGGTGGCTGCTGTGGCCGCTAAACGGTCCCAGTTATGGCCTTCAGACTGGACAGATCGTTCCACCGTCCATGGACGTAAACGGGTGATACCTTGCTGGGCTAAATAGCGTACTGTTGATTCATACGTTTGGACGTAGGCATTGGGGATTGTGGCACTCATAACGAGCACTCCTATATAAAAGTAATATTTAGGAGCAACCCGCTACGCGGACTCTGGGTCTGTGGATAACTTGGGACAGTTGCCTGCAATCCATCCACAGCATTTTAACAGCTTATCAACCAAATGCGGCTTTGGCAAGTTCCAGCCTCTGGTCATACAAGTGCTGGTAACTGGGGTCTGTTTCAGGCATGCCGATGATCTGGGCATTGATCTCATTCAGTCTGGCCTTGGCCTCCGCCGGAGTCGGTGTCGGCTCGCCTCGGGGTTGACCATTCAACTCTCCAGGCTCACTCACCCGCTCGACAAGATTATACAACCACCGTGCATACTGGGCTGTGACCTTGCCGTCCTTCACTGCCTGGGCAAGTTCTGGAGGTGCGGACTCATCATTGGACAGGAAGTTGGCAATGTCGGTCATGCGCTCATCCTTGGCCGAACCCCATTCCTCCTGTAATACCGCCTGCTCCTGGGTGATCATGGTGTCATCAGCCGCCCTGCTGTCTTGTAGTACAGCCAACTGATCGTTCACCAGTTTGGTAAACTGGGTCTGGGTGAGGTTATTCTCAAAAGCCCTCGCCTTCATCGTACCGATGGTCTCGTCCGCAAAGGGCGAGTCCTCGATCTCTGGAAATTTATACTTCTCAGCCTCTGTCGGCTTGCCGATCTTCTGGTAGATCAACTCACCAACATCTTCACCAATAGGCACCGGCATCAATCCGGGTATGCGCTCTACCGCCTTACCCATAAACTCAGTCTTCTGCTCGTCGGATGCATCGGGTCCGGGTATCCTTAGCGAATTGCCCTGCCACGCCGCCGCATTGTCGAGATCGGCCCGAACCTGATCCATAGAGCGGAAGTTCCCTTCAGAGTCGGCCTTGAAATAGGGCGCATCACGCAAGCCCTCAGGTATCCAGTTATCCATCGATATGGTCTCCTCTCATCAGTGATTTCATATAAGCGAACACATCACGCCGTGTCGCCCGTATCGTAACATCATGTGCGGTCTCACCCACCCTGGCGATCTGCACGGGGCTTAACTCATTTTCCAACTCGGTCATCAGTAACTTGCCGCCCTCACTGTTGAGGCATCGGTGGAGTGCCTGTAGGTGCTGCTTGCGGTCCATTGGTTCCCTCCATTGCGTTCTGCCCTTCAGCCATTGCCTCCATACCTGCACCTGCCTCTTGAGCTTGCTGGGCGGTCATCATGGCTTGTTGTTGAGCACGGCGCTCTTCTTGTATCTGCTCGACTTCCTCTTCACCGCGCATAATACCGGCGGGTACATTAAGGTCTCGACCGATCCAGTTCATGGCCTCATTGACATCGATACTATCCAATGCATCTGGAAGGACTTCAGCCATACTACCGGCAAAGGCGACCACTCGCTCAATGCTCGCCGCCTGATCCGCCCTCTGCGCCCTTGAAACTGAACCCATGTACTCGATCTCAAGCTGGGCGTTCATCTCCACCACCCTTGATGGGGGTTCTGGCAATTGACCCTTCCTCGCCAGCATCCGAACTACTCGCCCTACAATAGGATCGAGCATATCATTTCGGATACGGGACATCGCCGTAGCCATAAGACGATTCATCTGCTCAAACCTGATCTGCGCCTCTGTGGCTGTCATGGGTTGGGCCTGGGGTGCTGGGAACTGCAGTTGATCGACATAGAAGTAATTGCGGACGGAGGCCTGCAATTGGCTGATCTCCTCGGCACTGACCGGCCATGAACCCTGACTGTTGAACGGTAATACCCCGGCGACATTACGGACCACGTTAAGTGATCCAGCGGACAGGTCGAGGTCGGATATAATCGATCTCTCTTCGGCCATGACGGGTGGGTCGATGATCTTCTCAGCCATCCGTAGTTGCATCTCCCTCGCCTCATTCAGACTCAGAACATCCCATAAGGCGATAGAGGCTGGACTATTGCCCCACATGGACTCACTGGTCTTCTCCCATCTCGGGGCGAATGTGGGCATTTCATAGTAACCCCCGGGTCTACCAAGCGTCTCACCCGAACTCTTGAGTATGTAGCGATACTCCCAGGTTCGTTTTGATGGTGACAGGGTCTTACCCCAGTCCCTTATTTCCGGAGCGGCGATATTGTTGTTGCGTGGATAGATGCAGAACAGGACATCCATCTTGGTCGTACTATTGCCTTTCTCCTTGTCCTTGACCGACTGCGGGACCAAATCACCGAACTTGCTGATAATCTGCTGCGGACTCCACTTGACCAATCGGTAGAATCTCAGTATCCGGCCCCAGGCGTCCTCCTCAAATACGCCCTCTTTTAGTGGTACGGAACTGAAGTTAAGCCCGGTCCACTTCTTACTGTCTGGCTCGTACTCTTCCAGGGAGATAAAGGAGGTACCAAATCCACAGATATCCTGATAGGTCTCATTAACCTGGAGGTTGAAGTTGCTGTCCTGTAGCTCGAAGAAGGCTCTATCACTCACCTCTTGTATCCATTTCACCGATAAGTTGTGGTTATTGAGTGATTCATCCCTGAAGCGCATATCAAACCACTTGATCGATGGGCTGGACATACCCGCATGGATCGTAGCCGACAGGGTCTTATGAGCCATGGGGGCTGTGCTGTCATAGACATGACGCTGGTTCCAGTCGATGCTGCTCTCATCGTTCTGTTCCCTGAAAAAGTGCCCCCGGTAAGGCATGATGTAGCGCCTGATCCCGTCCCATAACTGCTGGACGTTGTTACGCTCACTGTGCAGGGCGTCGTATCTGCCTATCATATCTTTATTATTCATAGTTTTTGCCTATTAACGGATATGAATCGCAGTTTACCGCCTGATTCTGGTTGAGTGCAAGGCACCTTTGACTGCAAACCGGGGTTTTGCTGCGCCAGCGAGGCTCATTACGGCTGTTCTCTCCGCAGCCATGATCACCGCATCGGCCCTATCTGTTGATCTTCCCAGGCGTCTGATGATGTCTTTCTTACTCTCGATCTTTATTCCGGTGGATATTACGTCATAGGTTGGGGCGCACAGTTCAGCCTTGAGTTGTTGGTCGGGTGGCAGGGCTATTCTCTTACCACTGGCAGGGTTGAGCAGGTCTCTAAAGCGCCACCACCACTGCGCCCGCTTATTGGTGAACTTGAGTGATCCGGACATATCCTTCTGTTCTGTCGCCCGCTCCGATGCCACCATGGGAACAACCCTATGCCCCAGGTGCATGGATAGTGCATCGATGACTGCAGCCCCTATACCGATTGAATCAACGTGGATGGGTGACATACCTTGTCCTGCTATCTCAATAACCGCCTTGGCGACCTCATTGCCTGTGGGCACCTCATAGCCCGGTAGAGCGATAAGCTTGTGGAAGTACCAGTCCTCCCTCGGAGCGATGATAGTCTCGTCCTTGCCGCCCCTGGACGGGTCTACGCCTACGCTGGTGAGCTTTGAGGGGTCGATGGGTCTTTCTTCCCAGCGGTTGAATGCGGCATCTACCCATGCGCTGGGTATGACCTGCCACTGGCTATCCTCCTGTGCCGCCATAAAGTCACCGAGGAGGAACTGTGATCTCAGGGGTTCTGGCATGGCTTGAAGTTCGCGTATGTATTCGGAGTCGAGGTATTTATTATCTTGGACTTTGGCGGGTATGAAGGTGAATGATTTCGGGTATATCCACTGGTCATCCTCTCGGATTGGCTGGGGATTGGGGATTGGATCACCATTGGCCACTTCGGTCATCACTCCGGCCAGAGTTGTATACCACCTAAGTTCCCCTGGTTCAGCGGGATTGGGGTGCATGGGATCAAGCCAGGGCGAGAACATCTCTATAACCCAGTAGCCATTGGCATTTGTGGGGGGATTGCTACACAGGATGACTCGGGTTCTCTGCTTATCTTGTAAGCCCTTACCGCCGTCGAATGTCGTTACTGAGCGTGTCCAGCCCATCAGGAAGACCACTTGTTCATACAGGAAGTTAACCGCCTCATCCAGGACCAGTAAGTCTCGAGCGATACCCTGCCATTTATTCTCATCGCCCAGGTTGGGACATGAACCCAGCATGACCATTCGCTCCCTGCCGTCCCATGGGGGAATACGCCATTCGCCGTGTTGTCTTGAGAGTCCGTTTTTGAGGGGATCTGCTATACGGGATATCTCTTTGATAATGCCCTTCATCTGCGTTGCTTCTCTACGCATGATGAGGGTTTCTTCGTGACGGGTGATGGCTAGTCCACAGGCTAGGCTGGTCTTTCCTCCTCCCGCTGCTCCTCCATATAGCAGGACATCGGCTTTGGAGAACATAGCCGCTTCTTGTGGGCCTTCTTGAGGTAGCCAGGGTATGGTACTAGTGTAGGCTAGCTTCTTCTTCGCGGCGCGTGCGCTCATCTTTCACTATGCTTTGCATGACTTCATCGGCGAGTTGATTAGTATCGATACTGACGGTTTGGTTGATTTCCTGTTTGATCTCTTTACGGTCTTTCCATTCTTCGGGTGAGCGGTTTTTGAGGTAGAATATCTGGGCTATGGTGTCTCCTCCTGCGGCTTTATCAAAGAGGGCATTGCTTATGTCCTTTACCCCTTTGGCCTGTCCATTTTTTATAGCCTGCGCAAACTGTGGACTATTGCGTTTGTTTTTATAAACCGTAGTTTCAGAAACGCCCAGGCAGCAAGCTATCTGTTCATTTGTTAACCCTCTTGATGCCATTTGCCCCACCTTATCCAGTAAGGCCTTGGTGATTTTTAGTATTGGCGGGCGGCTCATCGGTGGTATGCTCTTTTGATGACGGGTTTACGGCCCATAGTGTGTTGGGGTATGAACTGTCTGGGGCCGGTTAATAGCACGGGTTGTTCGGGTAGTGTCCATTCTATGGGCAAATCGGGTTCTTTGTCACCTTTGAAGTCTCTGGCTGTTTTGGTTTCGATGCCGTGGAGTCTTGGGTCGTATTCCCCCAGGTGTTCTGATCTGATGAGCATGAAATTATCGGGTATGATGATTTCGATGGTTTCGCCATCGCGGATGAATATATCAGCGACGAACTTGCCGTTTTTAAGGCATCTTATCTCGTTTTCATTGACCACTGACCAGTCGTTGGGGTTTTCGCCATCAAAGTGCTCGGCTTGATTACCCAGGTCGAATTCTCTACAGGTCATGTTCATGTAGTAGGCACACTTTCTTGTTAACTGCAGTACATCCATTCATTGAATGATAGCAGATTCAGTTGAAGCTCTCCAAGTCTCTGGTCCCGGTGTTATTCATCCTATGGTACTCAAGTCGATAGTGATTACTCACTAGCTTCTTGGTCTCGTCGGTGTTTTTGAGTATGCCGCGCTTCTTGACCATTAAGTAATCAGGCCGGTCAATGCCGTACAGTCGTACGATGAGGTCTCTGAAGTCCAATGGATTCTCACCGTATTTATTGTGGCAGGATCGGCAAAGACAAAGGCAGTTCTCAGCGCAATATCTAGTGGAACCGTTCCTTCTCCCCACAATGTGCGCATTATCGGTGCCTAATTTGCCACAGGCTTGGCACAGGTGGTCATCCCTGAGCCTTATAGCCTTTGAGAACCATGAATCAGCTGTAGACCTTGTGACACCCGGCTTCTTGTTATTGTAATAGGCCACTACGCTGCCTCCGGACCATCGCCACACCATCCATGTTCATCATTGGCAGCACCATCCACAAACCGCTCCACATACGCCGCTCGGGACTTGTCGGCGAAGTCTACGCAGTCCTTGCTCATCTCACCCCTGAATGCTTTGGCTGAATAAGCCAGAATCCACATGATTTTCTCTTCATCTGACATAACTGTTCATCTCCGCTGGATTGATCAAACTATAACCCTCTTTCGTGTATTCCCTGATCACAGTATCGATATATTCAGTCGCCATTTCCTTATCAAAGCGACTCGTCACCTCAAAATACGTCATCAGGAGCAACTTGTCCGGATATGACATGCCCTTGATGCATTTGTCATAGAATTCGCTGAAGTCAGGATCATGTGACTTGAGTATACCTATCCCAAAATGGAGTTTGCAGTGGCGCTTGATATCGATCATCGCCTCCGATTCATTCTGCTCACTGATCTGGCGGTACAATGCGTAGATCATCGAATTCTGATCAACTGACCTACCCGGTTTTATGAATTGCACCGTGGCTGACTTCCCGGCCTGAAACAGATTGACTACGTGCTGATTAAAGAAGTCGATCTTGTCGGCACTGTCGAGACTCCACCGCTGGCCTGATTTTGCTGTCATAACACCCCCAGACTCTCATCCAACAACAGCTCATCATTCGATATCGAGCGCCACGGTATCTTCAGATAATCCACCCCCGGCTTGCTGTACTGTATCTTACGGCCCTCTGTATGGCTCTGTAACAGCTTATCGCGGCATAGGCCTGATAGGACATGGTAGGTGGCCTTTGGCTTACAGCGGAGTACACGGGCTGCCTCATAGACATTGAAGCGATCTCCACCAAGGTAAGCTTGGCAATGCAGGATGGATTGGCGCCTTTTCTCGCCTTGAGTACGGGTTTGGGAGATGGGTATGCCTTTTGTCATCAGTGTGCCCCCGCGCCATGAGAGTCACGCCTATGATCTTCAAGACCTACCTCTTTCACCTTCTTGCCGCACTCCGGGCATTTTACTTTCTTCTGGCGAGCGTTTCTCTCTATGTTGCCCGCTTTGCGTGCTGCTTTATCGTGTCGGTCTTGGTCAACCTGACAAGGATGGCAGTACCCCGGGAAGCCATCTTCACCACCGAGATACTCACCGCAACACTGGCATAGAGTGCCATCAAGCATCATGTCGGCTATATCACCCATCAGTTGGCCCAACTTACGTCTGTGAGGTCTTGCTGGAGTGTGGTTTGCTTTGTGCTGCATTGCCGGGGGGGGTCTGTCCAGTATACGCCTCGCCAATTCATTTCTATGGCGTTGCAGATTAGCCTCTCCTGCTCTGATTCACTGTAGTTGAGAAGTTTCTTCTGGAGCATCTTGATGGCTCGCGGTGTCATCGGCTTGTGTAGGTCTTCCTCCCTGTAGGCTACCCACTCTGCAAAATATTCTTGGTTGATCCCGATTGTCTGCTGTTGTACCAGTGCTAGTGTCATATCTATATCTCCAAAAACCATCTATCTTTTGGTGGTGTTGTGAATTTAACCAAACCTAAATCCCTTCTCGCCATCTCCATCCCTTCTCCGTCTTTTCTTGAAGCTTAACCTTTAAGTCCCTATTGGTAGCGAAAGGTGATGGTGACCCAATCCATAGTGATATCTGTTTTGTGCTTTGCTTTGCTAAACATGGTAAATCTCCTACCGCTCGCCATAAGGCTGTTGCGGATTTACAGTTAAAGTGCTGATTTCATCCTTTTGGAATCATCAGGCCAGATTACATCTGACTATCAGTTCTTAACCATTAGTCTGCCCACGATGTGTCAGACAGGTCTTCTTGAAGTGTTCTGCCTCTGGTAGATACAAAATTCCCTTTCCCCTTATTTCTCTTGTTTACTTCTACTTGTTTATTACGGTAAAGCTCCTTTACCACCCTATTGCTCTCAGTTTTACCACCCTGGTTAAGCTCCTTTACCACCCCCTCTGGGAAACAGGCGTAATAAATGCTGCTCGATTCCATGTCTCCGCGCTTAATTGCAAGCCAGCCTTCGGCCTCAAGAATCTTCAAATACTTGACTACTGTCGGTCTTGATAATCCTGTTTCGCCTTCAATTTTCCGGAGGCTAGGCCACGCCATATCATGCTCAGAATTCATAAATCTTCTGAGGTAACAAGCGATATATTTTGCGTTGGATGGGAGGTCTGTCTTCCAGATGGTATTTAGCCAATCTATAACGATTGTTCTTGGCTTATATTGCATGGTAGGATGTGTCCATTGTTGTGAATTAGCGTTCTACGACAGTACCTGTCCCCAGTCCCACTGTAAACAGGTTTCGCCTTCGGGCGGCAAATTAGCCGGTGATCCCTATATCATCGGCTTTTTTGTCTTCAGGTTTTGACAAATATCCTCCCCTGTTCTCTGCTGACTTCCTTGCGCAACAAGCCTCAAAAAAGTCTTTAGTTCTAAGAATCTTTACTGTCGTGCCATTGCGTCCTATCTGAGCAAGCCAGCACCAATTACTCCATCGTATCTCACTCCTAACCCCAGATATGCCAGTCTTGTTTTTATGATACAGCCCCTTGTTCTTCATATTCACTGCTTGGGTGGCATGGCGCAGGTTTTCCCATTTATTATTAAGTGGATTTCTGTCTATGTGGTCTACACCAGATGCCGGGAATTCACCCTCCATGAAAAGAAATGCCAACCTATGACACCTATACTTGACGGATGCAACATAGCCGCACATATATCTATCAGAATAAACACGACCAAACCCTGCCCCGTCACTCTTACGAGTAAAGATGCCTGCTATAGGATCGTAGGTCAGGCATTCCAGTATTCGCTGTTTCTGTGTCATTTGACCACCACCATCCGCTTATGCGCGTTCCAGATCCATTCCCTGACCACCTTCGACATATCTGTACGCCTATGCTCTGCTATCTCTGCCAGCATCTCGCGCTCCCGCTTGGTTGCCTGCACTTGTATAAATACTTTCTTAGTCATCATATTCTCCATTGGTTAACCTGCCTGATTTGTATACATATTAACCGCAGGTCATGAATTATACAATAATTATTTTGCGATAACGCTTGCGGTCTTCATGAATTCCTGTATTATTGATCCCACTGAAGCAAACAACACAACGGAGAACGACATGAGAACATACACTGTAGCAACAGCACATCCAGCCCCGTCAATGGGTGAAGATACACAAACGGTTCATGGTTCCTACCAAGATGCAGTAGCAGTGGCAGCAGAATCATGGAGGCAAACTGGCAGAAGGTCTTCAGTTCACTCTGGACAATATGCCTCTAGTTATACATGGCACGTAGTACGCAATGACGGATCATACACTGACCGCAACAGCAACAGCGGCGTACCATGTAGCGGCACTTACGCAGCATAGGCCACTGGGTTAGCCCCTACTGGGGGCTAGTACAGGCAACCTAACTGGAGCAGGACAATGACAGAAGAAGCAGTACACAAGGCAATGGCACTCGCAGCACGTGTCAGGAAGCAGCGCAGCAACAAACGCTATGACCTTGCACAGGCTACTATCTTGCGGATATGTGAGCTACAGATTGATTGCATGGGCACTGGAGCGCATACGAAGATAGGCAGGATATTGAAGCAGTTGCAGGTTGAGATTCAGGAAATAATGGCGCGTGATAGCGT